TTGAGGTGCCGCCCCGATGTGGGGCGGCGGGGTTGCTATCAGTTGAGGATCCAGTTGAGGGCTTCGCGGTTGGTCTTCATCGCGCTGCCGATGAGGTTGGACTCGCGGCGGTGCGAGTCACGGCCCGACTCGTGCGTCAGGTAGTAGGTCATCGCCTGATACAAGCCGTAGCGGGTGCCGGGCTGGGCACCGGGCGCAGCCTCGTATGCCCAGGCGATGCGGTTGCGCTTCTCCTGCGTCGCCTCGACACCGTCACCCTCGTCGCCCGGCATGACCTTGGGCAGCGGGAAGAACTTGTCGAGCATCTTGGTCAGGTCGCTGGCCGTGGACGCCATCATCGAGGCAGCGCGCAGCCGCTGTGCCGTGTACTCGTAGTCCTCCATGCTACGCTGGATCGCAGCGACAGCGTTGTTGAACTGCGCCAGGATCGACTTGGTGTGGCGGAACCGGAACCCGACGCCGGTCTTCCGTGCCAAGGCGAACGTGTTCTTGCAGACGATGTTCGTCGCCGTGTCCACCAGGGCCATGCTGATGCTGCCGTCGTAACCGTCGCAGATCGTCATGCGGTGCTGCAACGTGTGGCCCGGCACGATCTCGATCTGGCGACCCGTGCTCTGGCCTTGCAGCCAGACCTTGGAGCCGCCGCCGAACTCACCGCACCGCAGGTTGTTGATGACGCCGCGCTCGGCGAGCATATCGAACAGCGCGACCTTGTCGCGGTTCGGCACGAGGTGGTAGCGGTTGCCGACGACGCCGATGGGCTGCGCCGTGTCGTCGCGCACGACGACGCTGCCCCAGCCATCGGCACGGCGGAGATCCTCGCCGCTGTCCTCGCCGACCGAGTACAGGATCGGACGGAGGCGCGGCTCCCACGAGCGGAGGCGGGCGAGCGGGTCAACGTTCTGAGTCTTGTCGAGAGTGATGGTCATCTGAGTCTGTCTCTGAGTTGAGGTTGCCTGCGGAACCCGGCAGGCGCGGGAGTGGGGTCCGATGTATAGAGCGCACATCGGGAGGCGCAACACTATTCGCCAAGATTCTGGCGCACCTTGGCAGATGCTTCAACGTCGGCGGCGGTTGCCCCCAGCCATTGCAGGGAGCCGTCCATCTTCCACCACCACCACCCGTAGATCCGCTCGTGCCATCGCCGCACCGGGTAGCCGGGCACGGTCACGATCCACCGTGCGGCCAGCGTCACCCGCAGCTTGGCGTCTATGCGCTTGCTCATTCCAGCACCAGGATGCCGAGGTCGAACGCTCGGTTGATCTCTGCGACGGCCTCCGTCAGCATCAGTTCCCACGTTGCGGGCGGGAAGAGATCGTGGATCCGCTGCGCCTCGCTCAGCAGCTTGAACACGGCAGCATACTGCTCGGCCTGGACGGGGATGGCGTCGGTCTCTTCAAGCAGGTTGCTGACGCTGAAGCCTTCCATGCTGGCGGAGTAGCGGTCGTCGGGAATCAGCACGCCGACGAAGCAGGCCAGCCCATCGTGCGAACGATATGCACAGTGCTCGTCGTTCGGGTAGAGCAGGCTGCGCCGCTGATCACGGGCGCGTTCGCAGATCTTGTACACCATCGTCTGGATGTCCATCTGTCTGTCTCCTTGCGGTTTCGGCCTAGGTCTGTGGCCTCGTCAGGCAGTAGCACCACTACTGCGACCGCGCTGCGCTCAGGCGCGCAGCAGCCGGGCCATGATCTGCTCGGCCAGCTTCGCCGCCGCTGCTGCGACCACCTTGTCGAAGCAGATCTGCCCAGCAATCTGCTCGGCAGCACTGTCGATCACTGCGCTTTCGTCGATTGCGTCCTTGAGGTTGTCGGCCATCTGATCGAAGTCGATACGGTCGAGGATATCGCACTCGTCCAGCTTGTCTGCGACCTTCTGCGCAATGTCCTCGTGATCTACCTGCTCGGCAGCGCGTGCCACTACGGCGGTGCGCAGCCGCTCGCTGTCCACCAGCCGGTCCACGGCCCGGTCCAGCAGGTTCTCGCGCTCGTCGGTAATGATGGCCTCGGCGACCTGCGCGGCGGCGTCCTTCTGGACCTGCTCAGACAGCGGCTCGGACAGCGGCGGCGACGACCGCACCACAATCGGCGAGTCGGCGACAGCGCGCAGCGCGACGGCGAGGGAATCGAGGGAGGCGAGGATCGACGCGATCTGATCTTGGTGCATAGCTATCTATCTCCTATTGACTCGAGGTTTCGGATATCAGGCAACGAAGGGGATGACGAAGCCGCTGGTGTCGCGCTTAGCCTTGCCCTTGGCGAGCAGGCCGACGATGACACCCTGCGGATCGAGGAAGCGAAGGTCGGTTGCGTCGCCGTTGATGACGCGGCGACCGGCGAACGTATCAGGCAGCCGCTTGGCAAAGACGACCGCGACGTTGGCCGTGCTCGGAAGCCGCAGCAATGCCGCGCCGTTGGTCTCGCTGCGGCTGAATGTCAGCGAGTAATTGGCGGGCAGCTTTTCGGTCATTCTGTGCTCCGCCTTTGTGTAATCGTAAAAGGTGACATCGGGGAATTGCGCGAACAATTCCGGCGCGACGCGCTCCCACGGGATATCGCTGGTGCCGTTCAGCCGAACGGCAGGGCGGACGCCAAGGCGAGCGCACTGGCGGACATGCGCCGCGATGTCCTTCGCCAGCGCAGCGATGAATCCGGCGCGGTCATCCAGGAACCATCGCGACCGGCGCAAGCGCGCCTGCTGGATGGCGTTGGTGGTCTCGCCTTTCTTCATGATGCCGCCGCGCCCCGCAGTGTTGAGGCAGGCGGCACGGCACGCGGGCGAGGCGAACGGGCACAGGTCGCGACCGGACAGGTCCGACGGCGCGAGGTGCAGGATGGCGGTGTGATAGCCAAGGGCGATTCCCTTGGCGGTCTTCGGGTTTCCAACGGTCAAGAGGTCCATTGTTCAATCTCCTATTGGCAATGGGGTTATGGCGAAACCGTCGCCAAGCGGAATGGTTGGGCGTCATTATGTGCCGACGCCCCGGCACGTTAGTGTGATTAGATATTTCCGAAGATATGTTCGGAGCATTGTGCGCAATCTGGCGCACGCTAGATATGTGGCGATTACGTCGCCAGCGACCGGTCCGCGCACAATTGCGCCATTCGGTTGCCAGGGGGGGCCGTATTCCCCCCCCTATTGGTCGAGCGGGGCCGTGACGAGCCGCCGCTACGTCGCCATGCGCGCCAGTTTTCGCGAGGCCATAGGCTTCGCGAGGGCATCCGCACCGACTCACCGAGTTGTCAATTGTCACAGGCAGTAGGCTCACAGGGCCGACCCGTCGCGGGCACCGGCAACGCATCACTGCGTGACCACCGCGACCCCCCGCGCCGTTCCAGGCGCAAGGGGAGACCGTCCCGCCCCCCCCTTGCGGGAGGTGCGACGACGGGGAACATCCTCGCACACTATCGACCCTAACGGAAAGGAATCTTGAGAGAAAACGAGAGAAGGCGAGACAGAAGCGGACGCAAGCCCAGCGGTTTCAACGGGTTACGACGACGAAAGAAAAGTGATTTTGCCCCCTACTTTCTTCGTCTCGCCTTCTCAAGTTAGGGTCTACTTTCGCGATGTTCGCGATCCGTTAGGGGATCCCTGGAGGCTCTCGAGGACTCGGGCAGAATTGCCGAGTCAAGAGAAATCCGGTCGGTCGGGCGAAATACCCTACCCCAGCAACGCTCGGCAAATCTTCCCTGTCAAGAGGAAAGATTGCAGTCGGGAAAAGTTCCCTACCACTATCTGCGTGCTATTGCGCAATGCTCGCGATTATGTCACAATCACACTGTCACGCTATGAAGCCTAACAACGCAATGCGTCGCGCCATCATCGCTCACGCTAACAAGGGCGGGACGGAAGAAGGCCCGCCAATCATCCCCACAAGGGCAAAGCGCAAGGGCCGACCGCCGCTATCGGTCAATTGGCAGCTGGCGCACGTAGTCCTTGCTAGGCTCGCAGAAGGGGAATCACTGCGAGATATCTGCCGAACAAAGGGATATCCTAAGGAGTCCGCAATTAGAGAATGGGCAATCGCAGATAGTGAGTTCGGGCAGGCTTTTCTAAGGGCAAGGGCTATCGGCTTCGAATGCAATGCGGAAGAACTAGAACAATGGGCGAGCAGTCAGCCCGCCGACAATACCGAAGCGCAATGGCAGCGCACTAGGATCGAAACGCGCAAATGGTTGCTAGCTAAGCGTTTACCAAATGTATTTGGTGACGTTCGAAACGTCCAGCATAGCGGCGGCGTCGCATTGCAGGTCGTGACTGGCGTTCCTATCAACAACGCAAAGGGAACGGAGGTAGACGACCAATCACGAAACCTGTCACCGGAATTGGAATTCTCGGAGGAATTATTGGCGATTGATGATAGCGGCGACGGCGACGATGATGGCGCAGCCGATGATAGAGCAGACAATCAGGGCGGCAATGATGCCGACAGTGAAGGTGGCAATGATGCGGAGCAATGACGCGCCAATGATCGACGATTGCGAATCGCTAGCGATCAATTGCGAAACCCTGACGCGCCAGGGCTTGACGGACTGGCAAGCTGCCCCCCCGGGGGCCTTCGCGCATGGGGGTGCGCCCCAACCGTGAGCCGCTCGCGTGTGGTATCCCTCTCCTACCTGCCGAGAGCATGGCAAAAGGTTTGTCACGAAAGTGTACGCCGGTTTACGGTCTTGGCTTTGCATCGACGGGCTGGGAAGACGGAGTTAGCCTTGATGCAGTTGATCGACCGGGCCTTGAAATGCACGGTAGAGCTAGGTGCGTTCTTTTATGTAGCTCCGTACCTCAAGCAGGCGAAGGCGATTGCCTGGGGGCGGTTGAAGCAGCGGATCCATCCCTTGATTGGGGCTGGGGCTGTTACGGTGAACGAGGCCGAACTGAGCGTAACGTTCGCGCACAACAAGGCAGCGATCCGTATTTTTGGTGCTGACAACCCTGATGCGATGCGTGGCGTGCGGTTGGACGGGGTGGTTGTGGACGAGGTGGCTCAGATCAAGCCGGAGGTGTGGTTTGACATCTTGCAGCCTGCCTTGTCTGACCGGCTGGGGTGGGCTTTGTTCATCGGGACTCCGGCTGGGGTGAACCTGTTCTCGGAGCTTTTCTTTGCTGCGAAGGGGAAACCGGACTGGCACTCAGCGGTTTGGACGGTTTACGACACGGAGGCGATTGTCCCTGAGGAGGTCAAGCGACTGAAGGAGTCGATGCCGGAGACCTCGTTCTCCCGAGAGTACCTTTGCGACTGGGCGGCTAGTGGCGAGGACCAGTTGATCAGCCTGTCGGATGTGACTTCGTCGGCTCAGCGGGTGTACTCGGAGCATGACTTGTTGCAGAGTCCTAGGGTGATTGGGGTTGACCCTGCCCGGTTTGGTGACGACCGGACGGTGATTATGCAGCGGCAGGGCCAGCAGGCCATGACCCCGATCATCATGCGGGGGTTGGACAACATGGCCGTAGCCAGCCGTGTGGCGCATCTTATCGAGGAGTGGAAGCCGGATGCCGTGTTCGTGGACTTGGGGGCTGGCTCTGGCGTAATCGACCGACTGAGGCAGCTTCAGTACGATGTGATCGAAGTGCCGTTTGGCGGGCGGGCGAACAACCACACGCTGTACATGAACAGGCGCACGGAGATGTGGTGCCTGATGGCGGACTGGGTCAAGAACGGGGGGGCGGTTCCGCCGGACCAGACCCTGATTCAGGAGCTTGCCACCCCTATCTACTGGTTTGATGCGACTGGGCGGAAGTGCTTAGAGACCAAGGACCAGATCAAGAAGCGGTTGCAGGGTGGTGCTAGCCCTGACTTGGCCGATGCTTTGGCTTTGACCTTTGCTGCGCCAGTGCGTAAAAAGCTTTTGCTTGACCCGATTGAAGCCCTAATCTCAAAGAGGAACCGGAGTAATGGCGAATACGACCCGTACGCCGAACTTTCGAAGACTAGCTACAAACTTGGACGTTGAGCCGGTCTTGAAGCAGTTGGCCCAGCGGGGCGAGCTTTGGGATGTGGTCACCATCCGGCAGGACTTTCCCAGTAGTCCGCACCGGATGACCAGGACCATCTACCTTCGGGGGCCGGAGAAGTTTACGTTCCACGACTACCAGGAGGAACTGACCAGCCTGGACTACTGGACCCTGGAGGAGTTGGCTCCTTCGGTCGTCCCGCTGATGCGGGAGGTGCTGGTAGACATCCTCGACTGCAAGGAAGTCGGGCGAGCCATGATCGTCGGGCTAAGTGCCAAGGGGACGGTTGCCCCTCACATCGACGAAGGCAAGTACGCAGACCACTTCCATCGGTTCCACATCTGCTTGCGTGGCGGACCCAAGAGCACACTAACTGTTGGGGGTAAGACGGTCAGCATGAAGCCCGGCGAGCTTTGGTGGTTCAACCACAAGATGGAACACAGTGCCCACAACGGAGAGGACTTTGAGCGAGTCCACCTTATTTTCGACGCCATTCCAGGAGACTAACGCATGTACATAGATGCAAACATTCAGCAGTCCAATGTCCGCGAAATGCGCCAGCATGCGGATAAGTTGTTTGCTGAGCATTACGAAGAGATTGCGCGCAACAAGCACATCATGCAGCTTGCGCCAAACTGGGATCTCTACGAGCGGCTAGAGAAAGGCGACTTGCTTCTTGTTATTTCTGCGTGGGACGAAACAAAGTTAGTCGGCTATAGTGTATCATTCTTAAGCCATCACCTGCACTACCGTCACATGCTTTACGCGCAGAACGACGTTCTGTTCGTTAGCAAGGAGTATAGGCGAGGTAAGCTTGGACTTGCGTTGATTCGCGAGACGGAAAATCTTGCAAGGCAGCGTGGAGCCAAGCTGATGCTGTGGCATGCTAAGCAAGGCACGGCATTAGACGCTTTAATGCCTCGGCTTAAGTACCAAGTACAAGACATCGTTTACAGCAAGGAACTCTAATATGGCTGTTACTGCTATCATTACATCGGCTGCCATTAGCGCGGACCAACAGTACCAACAAAAGGAACGCGAGCGCAAGGCCATGAACAAGCAGGACCGGGAACAGCAGGCGTCGCAGCGATCCGCTGCCATTGCTGCTGGTCGCGAGATGGAGAATGCCAAGAGCTTGCAGAACAAGCAGAACCGTAAGCCGTTCGTTCAGAACGCTGAGCAGCTTGTTAAGCCGACCGGCACGATGATGACCGGTGGTGCTTCGACGGGTAATGCTGGCGGCGGTTCGTCTATGCTTGGTGGCTACTAATATGATGTACCCAGCGAACAACGAAACCGGCAAGCGCACCCCGCGAGATCGGATTCTGACTCGCTGGGCATCGCTTAAGAGCGAGCGAGCCACCTGGATCGAGCACTGGCAGGAGATCACCAACTACCTGCTGCCGCGCAACGGTCGCTACTTCGTGCAGGATCGCAACAAGGGCACTAAGCGGCACAACAACATCTACGATAATACCGGCACGCGCAGCCTGCGAGTTATGGCCGCAGGCATGATGGCCGGTGCTACTAGTCCGGCTCGCCCCTGGTTCCGCTTAACCACGGCAGATCCTGAACTCAACAAGTATCATTCTGTCCGTGTTTGGCTTGACGATGTCGCCAAGCGGATGATGCGAGTGTTTCAGCGCAGCAATACCTACCGCGCACTCCATCAGATCTACGAGGAGATCGGCGCGTTTGGCACTGCTTGCAATCTATTGCTGCCTGATATGGATCGTTTGATCCATCACTACCCGATCACTACTGGTGAGTTTGCGCTTGCGTCAGACTACCAGGGCAAGGTGTGTACGATGTATCGGGAGTTTGACAAGACCGTTGCCGAGGTGGTCAAGGAATTTGGCTACGAGAATTGCTGTCATGCTACCAAGAACATGTACAACAATGGTAGCCTGGATCAGTACGTCACTCTGATTCACGCCATTGAGCCACGCGAAGATCGCGATCCCAAGAAGCGCGACGCGTTAAACATGCCGTGGCGTAGCTGCTACTTTGAGCTTGGCAGCGATAACTCGCATTACCTGCGTGAGTCTGGCTTCCGCGAGTTTCCGGTGCTGGCTCCGCGCTGGGCGGTTGCGGGTGGCGATGTCTATGGCCACAGCCCCGGCATGGAAGCTCTTGGCGACATTAAGCAGCTTCAGCACGAGCAGCTTCGCAAGGCGCAAGCCATCGACTATCAAACCAAGCCGCCGCTGCAAGTGCCGTCTAACATGAAGAGCCGGGAGGTTGAGACCCTCCCTGGCGGCATTACCTACGTCGATTCGCAGAGTCAGCAGGCTGGCATTCGGCCTGCGTTTGAGGTCAATCTGCGTCTTGATTATTTGCTGCAAGACATTCAAGACGTTCGCAACCGCATCGAGTCTTCGTTCTATGCGGACTTGTTCTTGATGCTGGCCAACAGCAATCCTGCGTCGCGCATGACCGCAACCGAGGTCGCAGAGCGGCACGAAGAAAAGCTGCTGATGCTTGGCCCGGTCATGGAGCGGTTGCATAACGAACTGCTTGAGCCGCTTATTGACTCTACGTTTATTCGCATGATGGAGGCAAACGTGCTGCCTACGCCTCCCCGCGAAATGCAGGGTGCCGACATCAGCGTCGAGTTTGTGTCGATGCTGGCTCAGGCTCAGCGTGCGATTGGCACCAACAGCCTTGATAGGTTTGTGGGTAGCCTTGGCTCAATTGCCCAGATGAAGCCTGATGTTCTTGATCGCTTTGATGCTGATGAGTGGGTGGATGCCTACTCCGATATGCTTGGCGTTGACCCCAACATTATCGTTAGCACCAATCAAGCCGCTATTGTTCGCGAAGCGCGAGACAAGGCCATGGCCGCCAAGGAGCAGGCCGCGATGGGTCAGCAGCAGGCGACGACGGCACGCGACCTCTCGCTGGCCAAGACCGGGCAAGATCAGAACGCACTGAACGATGTGATGAACATGTTCAGCGGATACAACTCACCTCCTCCATCACAGGTTTAATATGGCTCTGCCTTCTAAAGCTTACGCTGGTCATTCTCGCACTGGTCAGTGGGCAGCTACTAATACTCCTAATGCTAGCAATCCGGCTCGCGGGTTTATTCTTGAGCGTGATCCGGCATCGGAAGCAGTTTCTGTTACGGCAACCATTACTTTAATTGACTCGACGACTGTTGCGTTTGCACTGCTGTTGGGCCACCAGTACTACATTGAGAACTTAGGCGTAGCTGCCTCCGTTAACGTCTTGTACATCTGGTAATGGCTTTAGGGTTTGACAATACCGGAGGTCGCCGCGATCAGCCGGAGCGCATCCCTTTAGTTGGAGATGTGCTCCGTCGCGAGGTCGAGCGTCTCGGCTTTCTTCAAGCCCCTATCAGCGTTGCTGCGCTAGCTACCGGCACCGCCGACGATTCGACGTATCTGCGCGGCGACGGCACCTGGGCGCACATCGAAGTTGTGCGATTCCCGGTCAAGAACACTAGCGGTGGCACGCTTGCTAAGGGATGCCCGGTCTACATCACCGGAAGCGTTGGAGCTAGCGGCGCATCAGAAGTAACTGCATGCGATGCTAGCGACTCGGCCAAAATGCCGTGCGTTGGTTTGCTAGAAGAAGAACTGCTGAACAACGGCGAAGGGTTTGCCACTTCGTTCGGCGTGCTTCGCGGCTTGGACACAACCGGCTACACGATTAACCAAGTAGTTTTTGTGGCAGCTAGCGTGGGTGCCTTGACCGGCACGCGGCCTACCGCAGCAACGCATTTGGTGCAAAACATCGGTCGCGTTATGCGAGTGCATGCCAGCACGGGCGAGATCCTTGTGATGGGTCCGGGCCGCGTCAACGATGTGCCCAACTACACGGCATCGAGGCTGCTTGGGCGAGGTACTAGCGGAAGTGGCGTAGCGCAAGAAATCACGCTTGGCACCAACCTGTCGTTTAGCGGAACAACGCTCAATGCGACAGGTGGATCGGCGGGTGGAGTCATCACGAATGGTGACTACACCATGAACGCTGACTACATCCTTGGGCGCACAACGGCTGGCAGTGGTGCTATTGAGATTCTTTCAGTCGGTAAGGGATTAGAGTTAGTGCCCGGCGGCATCCGCGTCCCAAACCTTGGGATCGACACGCCGGAGCTAAAGGCGTCGGCGGTGACGTACGCGAAGATCCAAAACGTCAGCGCGACCGACAAGCTGCTTGGGCGCAGTAGTGCTGGCGCAGGCGTAGTCGAGGAGATCACCTGCACGGCTGCCGGTCGTGCCCTAATCGACGATGCAGACGCCGCAGCGCAGCGCACGACGCTGGGCCTTGGCACGATGGCTACGGAAAGCGCGGCGAACTATGCGCTGGAGTCGCACGTTCACGACGCTGCCGACATCACGACCGGCACGATGGCGACGGCGCGTCTTGGCTCGGGCACGGCCAGCGCAACCACGTTCCTGCGCGGTGACCAGACCTGGGCGACTCCGGCAGGCGGCTCGTCGCCGGTCAAGTTTGCCGATGCGCCCATCCTTGCTGTCGCGGCCAACAGCACGACGCTTGTCGATCTCGTCAGCAAGACGGTCACCGTGACCGCTGGAGACACAATCGAGATCGAACTGACCGGCACAATCCTGAACAACTCTGGCGCGACTAGGACGTACACGTTTGAGGCCGAGCTTGGCGCGTTTGGCGTTACCTGTATTGACGGTACAACCATCGCCGCGAGCGCAACCAACCGCGCACCGATCAAGCTGCGCGCCGTGTACGCGGTCAAGAGCACAACCGAGGCTGCTGTAACGATCTTCGCGGAGCACTCTGCTCCCGGTGCGGCAGACACCGGCCTGTCCATCGCCACGACAACGTACCGGCAGGCGTGGCACACCAGCGCGAGCAACCTTACCGGCTCGCAAGCCGTGAAGCTGCGCGTGCTCTCGTCTGCGGCCACGGCGACGCAAACGTTCACCGTGTTTTCGTATCGCATCGTGCAACACCCGAAGGTGATCTGATGCCAGTTCCGAAGCTGATCTTGACGAACCCGCACATCGACATCGTGGGCAGCACGCTTGAGCGGTGCGTTGACTACCGGCTGACGGAAGCAGTCGAAGGCATCACCACGGGCGACATTGGCTACGTCCCCGACGACAACCTGACGAATGCCGACGTACTGGAGCACTTAAAGACGCTTGTCGTCGATGACATCAACTCACGCCAAACCACCTACACGTTCAGCCTTGACGAAGTGATGACCTGGGAGTGCTCGCTGTGAACACCGGAGGAACATTGACTGCCTGTGCCGCCGTAGGGATTGCCAGCATGGCTGGTTTACAAGCCGTTACTGCCGCAGATTTAAGCTGGAAGGATGTGCTAGGCGGCGGCGCGGCAGGCATGGTGATCTTCGTAGTGATCCTATTTCTGAAGTCCATCTCAGAAATGCGAAAGGAACACGGCGACACCGTCAGCAAGGTCAGCAGCGACTTTAGCGAAGCCGTCCGAGCTTCCACTAAGGAGTTTGCGGATAGCACGCATAAGATTATTGAGGCCGGGCGGCAGCACAACCAAGCCAACCTCACGATGCTTCAGCAGATCATCCAAGACTTACACGAAACTCGATAACTATGGGCAAGAAGAAGAAGAAGGGCGGCGCATATCGCGTTGCAGTTTGTGCATTAATGGCTTTAGTTGCCATGTCGTTAAGCGGCTGTCACTTCCTTCAGGACTGGGCGGCGGAGACGCCTGACCCTGCCGAACCGGGTACTGGCGATCCTCAGGCTGGCGGCAAGGTTCCGGTTCCTGGCAGTGGCATTGAGGTCGATGTGCTCGACATTGCAACTTGGGTTCTGATGGCTTTAGGCCTTGGCCCTGCGGCCCGCTTAGTTGGCGCGTCGCGTCCCCTGGTCGCCCCTTTGATTACTCTGTTGTTCGGCAAGCCGAAGCCTAAGGCTGAGCCAGAGAAGGCTAATGCCGGAGCCTGATCAGATGCATAACATCCTGATGGACGAACTCCATCAGATTGTTGGCCCTTACTGCGAAGACGAAGACGAATACAGACGCCTGGATAAGCTACAGCTTATTCGGGCGGTTGCCGCGATTCCTCTTAAGATGGCTAGGCAAGAAGACTTCAGTAGTGATGTTAAGACTATTGAAGAACAGCTTGCTTGCTTAAGCGTCTACGAGCGCACGAAGGTCCAAACTGCTGTTAACCAAGCTTGGGCTAGGGCGGCGGCTAGGGCGACCAGCCGCATTACCCTCCGCAGCTATTGACAGCACATAACAACATACATAGAATAAAAGCGTGAGCGAGTATCAGCCTACGGACATTGTTGGCCAAGAACAGGCGGAGCAAGACAGAAAGCTCCGCGAAAAGCTTGAGCAAGAAAGTGAGCAGGCTGACATTCGCTGGTTAATGAGTTCTAAGCGTGGCAGGCGCATTGTTTGGCGAATGATGGCAGAGGCTGGCGTGTTCAGGTCGGTCTTCAATACTAACGCTATGGCTATGGCGTTTACTGAAGGCAACCGCAACTTGGGCCTGCGACTCTTCAACATTGCCATTACGGCTTGTCCCGACTTGTTTTCGGTAATGAAGAAGGAAATGAACGATGACGGAAGCGATGACGCAAACCGCAACTAATCCAACTGCTGCGGGCGACGCCACTGCAAACTCTGCCCCCGCGCAGCAGGCCACGTTGGTCACTGCTCCGGCGGCTCAGCAAGCAACTTCAGGCGACAAGCCTGCTGCTCCTCCTGCTGCCGAAGTTAAGGCAGCCGATGTTCCATTCACGTTTAAGGCTCCAGAGGGCACAACCCTGGACAGTAACGTGATGCAGAAGTACGGCGACACGGCCAAGCAACTTGGCTTATCGCAGGACAACGCCCAGCGACTGATTGATCAGATCGCGCCTGCCATGCAGGAGCGCAGCAATGCGCTGAAGGCTCAGGAGCGCAGCGGTTGGGAAGAGGCCTCGCGTGGCGACAAGGAGTTCGGCGGAGAAAAGCTGAACGATAGCATTGCCATTGCTCGAAAGGCACTGACCCAGTTTGGTTCGCCTGAGTTAAGCAAGCTGCTTAATGAAACTGGGCTTGGTAATCACCCCGAAGTTATTCGGGCGTGGTATCGAGCCGGTCAGGCGATTAGTGAAGACCGCTACGTTGGCGGAAACCAAAGTGGTGCGAAGCCGAGCACTGCCAGGGACTTCAACTCGCTCGCGTCGGCTCTTTACCCTAACGGTTAACCATGGCTGTTTTAAGCAATTCGAATCTTACGCTCATTGATTGGGCGAAGCGCACTGATCCAGACGGTCGCATCCCGGTCGTCGCTGAGCTTCTTTCGCAAACCAACGAAATCCTAACCGACTGCGTCTGGAAGGAAGGCAATCTTCCGACTGGCGAGCGCGTCGTCATTCGCACTGGTCTGCCGACCGTCTACTGGCGTTCGCTGAACCAGGGCATTCCGAACAGCAAGTCCACGACCGCTCAGGTCGATGAGGCTTGCGCAATTCTGGAGGCCCGCTCGGAGATCGACAAGGATCTCGCGATGCTTAACGGCAACACGGCTCAGTTCCGCCTGTCGGAAGACTCGGCGTTCCTTGAGGCCATGAACCAGAAGATGGCGTTTACCATGTTCTATGGTAACCCGGCTTCGGACCCCAAGGAGTTTCTTGGCTTGGCGTCGCGCTACGGTAGCTCCGGTGCTGGCAATGCTGCCAACATCTTAGATAGCGATGGTGCCGACTCTTCCAACAATACGTCGATTTATCTTGTTGGCTGGGGCGACAATACGGTTTACTGCCCGTTCCCGAAGGGGAGCAAGGCTGGCCTGATTCACGAGGATCTTGGCGAGCAGACGGTCTACAGCGGTGACAACCGTATGCAGGCTCTCTCGACGCGCTACCAATGGAAGTGCGGCCTTGTCGTCAAGGATTGGCGTTATGTGGTTCGTATTTGCGATATCAACCACTCGCACCTTGACACCCTGACCAGCACGCAGACGACCACGGATATGCAGAACGTCATCTACCAGATGACTCGCGCTCTGCATCGTATCCCCAACCTGTCGGCTTGCCGTCCGGTGTTCTACATGCACCGCAAGGTTTTCTCCGGCCTGTCGATGCTCGCCATGGAGAAGAGCAATGGCGTCCTGGCTATTCAGCCGGGTCTTACTCAGTTCGGCACTCCGCAGAATTACCTGTCGTTCCTTGGTGTCCCGATTCGCAAGTGCGATTCTATCAAGCTGAACGAAGAACTTGTCTAATAAGGAGGAACACCAATGATTCTTGATAACAACTTACGTTTGGCCGACGCTGCGGCCTTTACTTCTGGTGCCCAGGGTGCTGTTTACGCCCCTAATAGCATTGACCTTTCAGTTAACCGCGATATTGGTCAAGGCACTGATCTTTTCGTAGTTTTCACCATCACGGCTGCTTTTACTGGCTCCGGAAGCGGTGGATCGTTACGCATTTTTAGTGCGTCGGGAGTTGACGGCACTGGCAAGGTTAACGCTGACATCAACGTAATTGCCAGCATGGATGTTGATGATACTGCTATGACGGTGGGCAAGCAGTATGTCATGGCGATTCCGCCGCACACGTTTAGGCCGACGGACGGCGTGCTTACTAATGGTCAGCGTTACATCTCTGCTGGCATCTTTAGTGGTGCGGCCATTACTGCTTTAAGCATGACCATCGATGTCACCCTGACTTATCAGGATGGCAAGAAGTTCTACGCCAGCGGCTTCAAGTTCACCGCTTGATCCTAGCGTAGTTTGACTGACCCTGCCGTGCCGCTTGGTGCGGCAGGGTTTTCTTTTGTCGGAAAGGAGAACTCAAGTGGCGAAGCGTAAGTTCCTGTTGGCAATTGGTCAGAGCAATAGCACGGCAATTGGTGATGCTCAATCGTGGGAAGACAACAACCCGCTGCTTCGCCTTCGAAGCCCGCAGGCGACCCCTTCGCAGACGAGTCAGGGAAGCTACAACGACTACTTCACCATGCTTTCGACGTTCCCTGGTGGCCCTCAGACGGGCCGCTTTGGCGAAGGTCCGAAGCGCGGTGGGTGGCAGTCGTTTGACGTTAAGGGCTTAGCTGCTCAGAACGTCAAGATGCTGACGTTCTACGACCCGGTTGCCAGCTACTTCAACCTTGGTGGTGGATACACCATTCGGTATCCTGGCACTTGCTCGACTCTTGCGGGCTGCACGACGGACAAGCTCGTTTCTACCGTTTACTGGCAGTACAACCCTAACGGGATTAAGGTTGTCCGCAAGAAGACCGGTATTGAGCACACCGTTGTAGTCACTTCGTACACGGGTTTGACCAACACGGTCTCGGTAACCCCGCCGATGATGCCTGCCCCAGAGCCTGGGGAGGACTTCAGCTACGAGATTCGCCTTGAGTCGTTCGATACCGGAAAGGTTCGCTTTTCCGCGATGTTCGGAGGCCTGTCAGATCTTGGCAATGCCCTCGACGTAGCCGCCGACAAGACTGCGGAGTTCGGCAACATCCTTCAGGACTCCGGCACTGTCGGTGCGCCTATCAAGGCGTACATGCGTTACTCGGCCAAGCCCATTCCTGACAACTCTTGCATTACGCTGAAGAGGTTTGAGGGCTTTGGCGATTGGGATCTTGCCACTTCGACCTACCCGACCGGCCCGAAGCGAGTCGTTTACTCTAACGAGAACAACCAGATCTTAGTGACTCGCACTGATGATGGCACCAACGCTATTGAGCACGGCTACAACGACGGCGACAAGGTTCAGGTAGGCATTACCGGCGGTGGCAGCAGCACGCTTCCTACCGGACTTGCTACGGCTACTACATATTATGTAGTTAAGGCTACTGCCACAAAGTTTAAGTTGTCGGCTAGCTTAGGTGGTGCGCCAATTACATGGACGAACAACGGCACCATTGTTGGTATTGAGACTTTCGATGTTCGGCGCGGTGTCCGCATTGCAATGGGGCCAACGACCTTGGCCAACACCTGGGCCACCAACGACTACATTGAGGTTCAGTCTCGCACCTTCTTCGGTGATGGTGCTGGCGGCGGAGCCAACGTTGCCGACACATGGGAGTTTGAGACAAACCAGCCTATTGCCATTAACCGGGTTGTTGCCCCCGCTGTACTGCCTACCGGGATCAGCATTAACACGGTTTACTACATCAAGAACCTTGTAAATGTTAGCTCTGGCATTAGCCGGTTTCAGTTTAGTCTGACTCCTGGCGGTGCTCCTATTGAGCTTACTGGTGGCACTGCGCCAAGCAGTGCGGCGCAGCTTCAGTTAGTGCATGCGCCGGAGACGTTGTATGCCAGCAAGCTTAAGGCCGAGCCGCTGTTCCTGGCTAACCCGCAAGTTATTCCACTTGTGCCCCTGTATGGCTTTCAGACGTTATCCCAGCAATACTTGACGGAAGGAGAGCGGGTTAGGTTCTCAACGGCTTTGCCGATTCCTCCCGAGTTCACCGCTGACAAGGATTACTTCATCAAGCGTAAGGGGCTTTTGTTTGAGAACGGTGGCTTTTTTGAGCTATCCGCATTTCCTGGCGGACCCGTTATTGCGTACACTCCTATTGGCGCAGTTGCAATTGAGCGAGTTGACCTCCCTCACATTTATGAGCTAACAAACTCGATTGGCTCAAGCGGCTACGTCTTGCCGTTTAGTGCTGGAGCCGCTGGCATTAACGTTCAGTCGTACCTAAACGGCGAAGTGTCTAACAGGTTTGCGCCTCAGTCAGTGTTCGGAATGCGGTTGTTGGAGACATGGCGAGGCAGCTTAACCGGCATTAAGCTTCGCAGCATCAGCGGTGCCAATAGCGGTCAGTCGGTCACCCTTGGTGATGTCTCCTACGAATTTGTTAGCGGACAGTATCGGTCTACTATTGCGTATACGGGCACCTTTGGTGCTTTGACCGTTAACGACAAGTTCGTTATGGAGCCGCCTACCGTTGCTAGCGTGGCTGTGCCGTGGCACAAGTGGGCGTATTGGCTGCCGTGGTCTCCGTTTGAGGGGCGGGCTTACGCCAACATCTCGCTTCCGACTACGATCACCGCAAGTTCTGGCGGGCAGATCAACGTCGGCATCGGCAACCTTACCAAGAACACCGCTTTAAAGCTTAGCTCGCGGGCGCGAGTTCTTCGCCGAGACTTTGTTGCCAAGGACGAGCGGGTGATTAGCTCGCTGACTGCTGCGGCTGGAGGCACGACGACGCAAATTGTACTGCCCGCGTCTTTTCCGAGTGCCGTCGGCTACTCTGTTCGATTCACTTCTGGCGCGAACAGTGGTCTATCTAGAGATGTGGTGCAGGACAATGTCGGCACTACAATTTACGTTGCTGCGTTCCCAAATGCGCCAAGCCCAGGCGACGCGCTTGACATTGAGACGCAGAACCTTGCGACCGACATTCACACGATTGACACGACTCCAGTACTTAGTACTGGCGAGCCAGGAAACGGATGGGTTGGCAAGTGGATGCGGTTTACCAGCGGTGCCTTGGCTGGGCAGTCTAGGCAGATCATCTTCTTTAACCCTGATAAGGTCAGGGTCAGCCCAGGGTTTACTGCTGCCCCGTCTACTGGAGATGCCTACGAGTTCGTAGAGCAAGGGCTTCCGTTGCCACTGTCGGACAACTCGACTTACTACGTTGTCGCCTCCACTACGACGCAAAGCACCATTAGTGCCACATACGGCGGCTCTGCCTTAACTAGCTCTTCCGCCATTACGGGCTACGGTTGCACGGCAACGACATACGATCAATACAACAAGTACAACCCTTACCCGCCAGGGTTTAACTACCCCAACCATTACGTTCCGGTTGCTGGGCCTTATCAGCCCTACGACGGCTTCAAGGCGCAATCGTTAGAGCCGAAGCAATCGCATTACGTTGGCTTGGGTAGCAAGCTGTACGACTACTTCGGCGAGACCATGCATGTTGCAGCTTTCGCTATTGGCGGAACTAACGTGTCTCACTCGGAGGTCGGGTACGGCGGCGTTGACCTTGGCTCTGGCTATGCGTGGTTTGATCCAGATCAGCAGGCAAGCTGGTCTCCAGGCGAGCCGAACAACTGCTACGCCAGACTGATGGATGTTTTGGACTCAGCCAAGACTGCCTTCTTGCTGGCGGGAGATACCGGAGAATGCGTAGGCATTGTCTGGCTGCAAGGAGAGAACGACGGCTCTAACTTAGAAGCCACGACTCGGTACAAGAACTCCTGCACTACGCTCAAGAACTCAATTCGCGCAGCCATCAAGGAGCGCGGAATGTATAGCGGCAGTGCTCATAAGATCCCTTGGATTCACCCGAAGATCAAGGTCGGCCCATGGCCTTACGCCGAAGAGCTTAACGAAGTTATCGAGAGCATGGTCGATGACGATCAGTACAGCCGCACGTTTGAGGTGCAAGACTTGGTGATGATGCCAGATGGCGCGCACTACAACGGTGAGAGCATGCACAAGATTGCTGGTCGTGCCTTTGAGGCACTGCTAGAGGTCTACCGCATGGGCACGAGCGAGGTAGACATCTGTAACCTTGCACTGGCCAACATCGGCGATTCTGGCCAGATCACCAGCATTGACCCGCCTGACGGCTCTACGCAGGCTGCGCTTTGCGCCAAGTTCTACCCGGTTGCCCGAGACAGCTTGCTGGAGATGCACCCGTGGGACTTTGCCACTAAGCGCAAGGCTCTTGATGCGGTAGACAACCTGAGGACCGAGTGGCAGTACGCCTACTCTGTTCCCAGCGATGTTGCCAGCGTCATCGCCATCATGCCGCCAGACGCCAAAGACGATCAGTACGACTACAAGACCAAGGTCGCTCAGAAGTACATTATCGAGTCGGACTCGTATGGTAATCGCATTCTGTACACTAACCAGCAGGATGCCAATATTCGGTATACGGCCAAGGTTGCTGACTCGACGGCTTTCAGCAAGCTGTTCGTCATCTCTTTAAGCTGGCACTTGTCTGGGATGCTGGCTGGGCCGCTGATCAAGGGTGACGTTGGCGCAGCAGAAGCTCGTAGATGCAGCCAGATGATGGCGTTCTACATGAGCAAGGCAACTCAACACGACAGCATCAACAAGCAGTTAGTACCCCCTACTCACACGGCTCCCTGGATGAGCAACCGGTGATCTATGCCTAACGTTCGAAACCTAAGCCTTTCGTTTAACGGCGGAGAGTTGTCGCCGGAAATGTATGGTCGCATGGACGACCAGCGGTATCAGTTTGGCGTTCGAACGATGAAGAACCTGCACTGCTTGCCTCAGGGGCCAGCACGCAAGCGGTGGGGGTTTCAGTACGTTGCGGAAACTAAGGACAGCACCAAGAAGAGCCGCCTGATCAGCGTCAATAGCAGCCCTTCTACTGTCCTGGAGGTTGGCACTAACTACTTCCGCTTCTACGAGAACAGCCAGCAGGTCTCGTACCAGTACACGGCATTTGACTACAAGCTGCCAGCCACTGTGACGATTGCCACAGGAACTGGTCTTGTGTCATTTGGATCAGCGCATGGCTTCTCGACAAACGAAGCCATCGGGTTTTCGTGCAGCGGCAACATGCCGATCATTACATCGTATTCGCCTATTGGCTTTACGGTGGCGAGCGGCCTGTACAACACGATTACCTCTGCGGCACCGCACAAGTTCGTTGTCAACGACCCGTTTAGTCGGGCGCAGCCTGTTCCGACCGGTGGAGACCCGTACTTCTACGCCGAGCCTACTGCCGCGTACAACGTCGGCTACAGCTTTAGGGTGAGGAACTCGGCTGGTGCTGCGGTAACTCCAACCACTGGTGGCCCGGCCATTACTGGTGCCTACTACCTGTATCTGTCCAGCATCGATACTTCGGTAAATCCAAGGCAACGCAGCGACAGGTATTATGTTGACATCGCTTCGTCAACTGCGATCAAGGTTCGCCCGATTAGCGGAGTTACTTCTTGGGGCGGGTTTACAACCGCAGGAACTGGCACGTTAAAGTGCCACAAGTACTATACTCCAGGCCAGATTGTCTACTGGTCTAACCCTGGCGGAGTTGGTCAGGCCGCTGGTTACTACGAGTGTACGGTAGCTACTTACTCTCAGGATACTGGGCCGGAAGTGGGCAAGTGGACTTTAAAAGGTAACGTGCCGCTAGAGGTTGCCAACCCAGTTACTTACGCAGAGTCGGAGCTTGCAGAGCTTTCTTACGCTCAAAACGGCGCGACCATTTTAATCGCGCATAGAAAGTATCAGACCGTTCAGATCAAGCGAATTAGTCAAGGCTGGTCAGCCAGTCTGCTAGCCATTAACTCTGAGCTTGATCCGCCGTCTTCGGTGACTGCTACTGCAAGTGCTGGCCCAAGAATTAGCATTATCGAGTCTGCACTTGGCACTAATACTCACGCAGTTATCTTGTGCGCTGGCAATAATGAGCATGGATATGTAATCGGAGATTACATCTACTTCAGAGGCACTGGCATCTCTGTACTAGATAACAACATTTGGTGCATTGCCCTTCCGTTTAACCCTAGCACTAGTGCCCAGAAGTATCGCTTCACGCTCAAGGCGTGCGGCCTAACCACAGGGTTTACCAACGGAGCACCGCTACTGCATTCAGCCGTTGGCGCAGCTAACCCAGTAACGTTTAACTCTGGTGCTACGGCTGAACTTTGGCCAGATGGCAGCGAGTCTACCAACACTTACACCGTCACGGCAATTAACAATGACGGCATCGAGAGTGAGCCATCTTCGCCTGGGGCGACCATAGTAAACAACATTTACCAGCGTGGGGCATTCAACACTATTACTTGGACCCCCGTGGCTGGAGCGGTTAAGTACCGCATCTACCGGCAGTTTAGTGGCTTGTATGGATTAGTGGGCGAGACGGATGGCGGATCGGCCCAGTCGTTTAAGGATGAGAATATCTCTCCTGACTTTAGCGTTAACCCGCCGAAGATTGACCGGTCTCTGGAGTCGGCTGGAGAGTATCCGCAGGCTGTCGCGTTTTACGAGCAAAGGTCGATCTTCGCCGGTACGGGTGCTTACCCTAGTAAGATATGGATGACTCGGTCGTTTACCCTTAACGACCTAGGCTTTCGCATCCCGTTTCAGGCAACTGATCGAATTGCCTTCTCCTTAGCTAGCAAGGAGGTGCAGACCATTCGCCATGTGGTCCCGCTTCAGGACTTGCTGGTTCTAACCGACAAGTCGGAGTACCGGGTAACCAGCGTCAACAGCGACGGCATTACGCCAACCTCGATCTACGTCCGCCCTCAGAGCTTTATTGGTGCGGGGTATCCCACCCCGGTCATCATCAACAACTCTCTGATCTTTGCTTCGGCTCGTGGCGGCAGGCTTCGCGAGGCTGGCTTTGATAGCCGGGTCGGTGGCTACGTTACCGGTGACATCAGCCTGCGTGCCTCCCACCTGTTTGATAACTACACGGTAACCGATCTTGCCTACACCCGCGCACCGCAGCCTATTGTGTGGGCTGTGTCCTCGACTGGCAAGCTCCTGGGCTTTACCTATGTCCCTGAGGAGCGTGTCGGAGGTTGGCACCAGCACGTTACTGACGGTGTTGTTGAGAGCATCGCGGCGGCGCAGGACAACGAGTCGGATTACCTGTACGCCATCGTCCGAAGATCGATCAACGGAGTAACTAAGCGGTACGTCGAGAAGATTCAGATGTCCGTTTTAGAGACCCTGCCAGGGGCGCAGTATCTTGACTGCTTTGCTCTTGGTAGTTATACTAATGCATCTGCTGGCCATACCATGACGCTGTCTTCGGTTGCGTCTGGGGGCTTTGCGGCCAAGGAACTGGTTCAGATTACTAGCAGCCAGTCTACATTTACGGGTTCGGATATCGGCGACCAGCTTCACCTGACCTACGTCGGTGGCGAGAAGGTGGTGGTGTCTATCTCAACGATTCAATCCGGCACAGTAGCCCTTGGGTCGCTTGTTGATGCAGCCCCTATTCCGACTCAGAACGTTGCGACCAACTCGTGGGCGTGGGCCAGGGACAGCTACAGCGGACTGTCGTTCCTTGAGGGCAAGACGGTCGGCGTGATTGGAGATGGTGAGTACATTGGAGACTTCACCGTCAGCGGAGGCATCGTTAGCCTTGGCAAGCCGTACCTGAAGGTTGCGATTGGCCTTAAGTACGAGGCTGAGCTAGAGACTCTCGCCATCGCTCAGCAGGCGGAAGGCTTGTTGCAGGGCAGGATGAAGAACGTCAATAAGGTGTGGCTGCGAACGATTGGCAGCAAGTCGTTCTACGTCGGCCCGCGTAAGTCCGGTCAATTGGTTACTGCTTTTGTCGAGCAGACCGAAGACGGCACAGAGCACCAAGTGACCATCCCAGGCGACTGGTCTGAGGATGGAAGCATTCGCATTGTTCAAACTGATCCTGTCCCTCTCATGCTTATTGGCATGACTGCACAGGTTGCTTTAGGAGGCTAATATGTGGCTTGACGATAATGAGAGTTATGGATCGCCAATGGGATACAGTCAAAGCATGAACGCGGCGACTGGATCTGCCTCTGGAAATCAGCAGGCGCAGTCTGGAGGCGGCGGCATGTCCGCTGATGGCAATCAAGCCAAGGCCTACCAGACAGCCGGTATCGGACTCATGGCTGTTGGCGTAGCGCAGCAAGCTATTGGTGCTTATTACGCTGCCAAGAATCAAAAGCGTCAGCTTAAGTTTCAAGCCAACGCGCTTAAGTTCCAGCAGTACATGACTTCCGTCAACGCCCGTCGGGCTGAGATGGAAGCCATGGATCGGCTGCGAGCGGGTCAGGTGCAGGCCATGCAGCAGACGTTGCAGGCCGGTCAGGTCAAGGCCGCTCAGAAGGTTGGCCTTGCCACAAGTGGTGTTGAGGCTGCCCCTGGAACGGTGCAAGACATTCTGAACAGCACCGATTTTATGAAGGAGGTGGACAGGGTCACCATCGATAGCAACACGGCCCGCGCTATGGGCGCGGCGCGCATGCAGGCAGGCGACTTGCGTGCTCAGGGTGCCATGCTTAGCGGTCAAGCCAACATGTTAATGGCTGCTAGGCGAGCAATTAGTCCATGGCCAGCTATTACCACGCTACTGACCCAAGCTGGCGCGCAAGGTGCTGGCATGTATGCGTCGTACCTTAGAGAGCAACGTTACTATAGCTCGGTCCAAGGCGGCATGGGGACTCCCGGTGCCGCTGCTTCCGGTGCCGCTCCCGCCCCTGCCGCTGACCCGAGGATGAACCCCTAACATGGTCCGCATTCCTATCTACGACTCTCCGCAGGTTGGCTATCAGTCTGTGAACCTGCCCCAGGCGTCTGCCCCAAGCCAAGAAATGGTCATGGGCAACTCGCCGCAGTCGATGGCGCAGGCGGGCCAAGCCACTATGCAAGCTGGCCAAGGACTGTTTGAGATTGGATCCCAGATGGGGATCACAGAAAATTTTGAGGAGCGCAATCGGCAAAGGCAGATTTCATTTCAGCAAGAGCAGCAGGCTAAGCTTGCTGCTTACAACGACAAGATCCGAGCACAGCAAGCTGAGTTGCAGGCCAACTCTGCGTTCAACATCTATTCTGAAACGTCAACGAAGACAGTAGATGCGTATCAGCTTACGCCCGGCATGGAGGCCATGTCGAGTTACTCGACCACCATGAAGAAGATGGAGTCTGACCGCTTGTCGGCGGAGAAGGCTCTTGAGAACAACCAAGACGCATTAAGCATGTTCCGCATTAAGGCGGACAAGTCTGACAGCGAGTACCGAGCGAAGATTTTAAACCATCACGACAAGTCGTTGCGCGCAGCGGCAATCGGTGAGGGCGAGGCATCGATCAATCGTCAAACCAAGTCAATCCACGGCGCGGTGATGTCGATGAGCCTTGGAGACATGAGCTATGACCCTAAGACTGGCAGTCCTCAGGGTGCTGTCCAGATGTATGTAAACGGCTTAGCCGATTTAGAGGCCGAGCTTAGGTCGCAAGCTACTAGAAAGGGTATTGACGTTAACAGCAACCAGTTCGCCAACGAGCGCGACGAGTTGTACAACAAGCTCAACACTAGAATCGTTGACGACTTGCTGAGTGATGGGCGAACCGAAGAAGCGTTAAAGTACTTTGAGTTTGCAGGAGGCACGATTCAGGATCCGAAGGTAGGCGAGCGCGTCACTAAGGTTGTCGCTGAAAAGCGCGGAGCCGAGCGTTTGCAGCAAATTGATCAACATATCCGCTCGTACGCCAACACTCCAGTGACATACGATATGGACATTGGCGGCAAGAAGCAGAGTGTATCTGTGCCTCAAAGGTTCTCAGAAGCAGCCTTTGCCAAGGTTGATGAGTTGCTTGCTCAAAACCAGATTACCATGGAGCAGGCTAAGTCGCTAAAGACTCAGTACACTGCCGATCAGAACCAAATCGACGAGTCTGCCGCAAAGCAAAAGGCATCTGTCCAAAGCGACGCTAAGGAGTTTGCCCTTCGTTATCCTGGGGCTACGCTTCAGACGCTTGTGCAGAATAACCCAGCTTTAGCAGTGCGTGCGCAGAAGGCTGGCGCGTTAGCCGAGGTTGAAAGCATTCTCACCAACGGAGGTAAGCCGATCACTACGCCGATTGGCCGTGCCATGATGGGCTGGGGCACGGAGCAATGGCGCAGCATTAGGACTGAAGATGAATTTAACGCGCAGGTAATCCCCAATGCGTCGCAAGAAGACGCTGACAAGATGCGGCGAGCGTGGAAGGAAGCTAATGGCGTTGCCGACATTCAGCCTATTGAGGAAGGCACTAAGAAAAAGTTGCTGGAGGAGTACTTTAACGAAGGGCGCAATTATGCAGCGTTTGTCGATGAGTCAGACGCTTACTTAAGTGACCCCCAGCGAAGAGAGGCAGTTATCCAGCGCAACTCAGAGAAAGAGTACCGTCGCGCTGCGGTTGCGAACTGGCTAGAGCAGAAGGCGCAAGATATTGCTGGCAAGGATCGCAAGGTCACCGATGAGCATTATCGCGCAGCCATGATGCATGTGCGAGACACAGATCAAATGGTCAAGGTCAAGCGAAACTTTCGCGGCAGTGCCGAGGAAGAGATTGATCTCACGCAGTACGCCATGAGCGAAAGCGACCGTGCCGTCGCTCGCTTTGCTATTTCCCCGTCTGCCGAGGAGATGTGGAAGGCGACGGGTAAGGACATCGATGAACTGGTTAGCGTTGCGCGCAATTTAACTACAATTCAAAATGCTTTGATGGATGATACGCGCAGCATTGTTGGGCCGCTGGTTAGCACCAGAGAGTATGAGCTAGCGGAACAGCAGCATGTCTCTCGTCGGTTGTTGGAGGAGTACGCTAGAAAAATTTACGATGGCGTGATTGAGATGCAGCAAGCGGAACAAGCCCCGCTTAAAAAGGCTGTTCAGGAGCGCGTTGCGTTTATAGCCAGTAAGCCAGAGCTGTTAAAAGAGTTCCAATATTTGGAAACTGCGTTTGGCTCTGTTTCAAACAAGCAAAAGTATTTGTCGGTAGAGAAGTTAGCTAACAAGTTTAAATGGGACGAAAGTGATTATTCAAAAAATCGATACAGCAATTTGTACGAGATTTTGATGTATTACAAGGCTGCTTCTTCCGCAGAAGCTAAGCCTAAGGTCAAGCCCGGTCTGAAGTTGGAAGAGAATCAATAAGCCATGAGCGACATTCCTCCGCCGCCCGTCCCTTCGACGCCCGAGACCGTTCAGCCGACGCAGGATCCTATTCTGTTGCAGCAGCAGATGCAGCAGCGGGAGCAGGAACTGATTCAGCAAGAAGAGGAGCGAAAGCGTGCCAAGTTTTTGGAGGACTACAGGCAGGCTCTTCAGGGAGACCCAGAAATCAAGCTGCGCGCATTTCAGTACGCGCAGAAAATGAACGTTGACCCGGCAACGATTGAGAGCAACCTGTCGTTTGCTGAGCAGTTCGTGAAGCAGGAGGCTATGGCGCGCAGCCAGCTTGAGCGCACCAATCCCAACCTGTTCAAGATGTTTAATAACAAGGACATCTTAGCCCAGACATACGACGACATCACCGAGCTTAAGAAAGCGGACAGCACCTGGGGCAGCATTAGTCGCCAGCTTGGTGCGGGCCACAATACTAACGCGATGTCGTACTATGGCTTGCTACGGATTCTGTCTAGTGACGGCAATCTGTCTCGCGAGGACCAGCAAGAGTACGACAAGTTGCAGGCCAGCGTTGCGGTTGCTCAAACCAGCGACAGTTTTGCGGCTGCTTCGGGCCGCTTGCTTGGCCAGATGTGGCCTTCTATAGCGGTTGGCGCGGGCACTGTGCTTGCTGCTCCGGCAACCGGCGGCACAAGTTTGGCTGCTGGTACTGCGCTTGGCACCGTTATGAACGGCTTGCTGATGGCTGGCGAGACGTACAACCAAGCTCGCCAGGAGGGCTTAACTCACGAGCAGTCGGTTATTGCGGCCACTACTACTGGTGCCGTCACCGGCTACCTTGGCGGCAAGGTGTTCAAGTCGTTTGTTGAGCCTTACTTGCCTACGATGGGGCAGGTGTTTGGCCGAGGCGCAGCTTCTTCCGTAGTCTCTGGTGCCGTTAGCCGTGCGACGGCTAATCAGATCTGGAGAGGTCTGCTGCGTGAATCGACGAAGGGTGTCGTTGTCGAGACTGGGCAGGAGCTTGCCGAGACCCTGACGCAGTGGACGGCGATCCAGACGTTTAAGGAAGGTGGGTTCAGCGCGGAGGAACGCTCCAAGCTGTTTGATGAGCTAAAGGCTGTTGCCGCCGAAACGTCAAAGGGCATGGCGTTAATCGCCCCGGTTGGCCCCCTGGCTAACGCTTTAGTCCAGAGCCGATACGTCGCTCAGGCTAGGTCGGTCAAGGCTGGCTTTGACCGGCTGGTTGAGTCGGCAGCTAAGTCCAAGACGAACGCTCGCGATCCCAATGTTGCAGCGGTAATCAACGATACCCTGGCCCAGGAGGTCGGCATCGAGATCGACCCCAAGGCTTTTGAAGAATCGATCTTGGCTGCTGAAACTAAGCAGCTAGAGAAGATGGCGGCTGAGCAGAAGATCTCGGTCCAGCAGTTGCGCGCTGGGATGGCGACTCCAAACCCGGTGATGGCGGACTTGGCAACTAAGATCCCCAACCTCATGGAGCGGTTGCAGAAGGCCCGCGATGAAAACGTGGACCTTCGGCTCAGTGCGGGTGAATGGGGAACGCATTTGCTCAACTCTCAGGTCGGCAAGGATCTGTCGTTCCACGCTCGCATGGAGGGGCAGACGCTGAGCCTCAACGAGGCGATGACCGTCGATAGGCTATCTCAGCAGTACATCGACGAGGGTAAGGATCTTCTGAAGAAGACTCACCTCGACAACATGGAGATCGTGCGGCAGGCGCGTCAGGTCAAGGCTGCGTTCAAGCAGCAGATCATGGACGCTGGTCGCAGCCAAGCGGAGGCCGAGGCCAACGCGGAACTGATCAAGGTGTTCACCGTGGCGGCTGGCCTGCGTGTAGGCAAGAAGCCGGTGGAGTTCATGCGCTCGCCGGAGTTTGCCCTTGCCGTCGAGTCGGCTGGGCTTGGGAGGCTGACTCCCAGGGAGCCTGTGGCTGAGCCTGGGCAAGCCCCATTCTCGCCCATGCAGCCCGCTGGGCGGCCTTCGGTTGACCTAACCCAGCCGCTTAGCACCATCGACAGCGAAGCCTTTGGCGGCCAGCCTGGGGTTGCTATTGCGCCCAAGGACTTGCTGGACGCGACCAAGGTCGAGGAGGTGCTTGGCAAGGTCAAGGAGCGTCTGACTCGGACGGTCAACGAAGCCAAGAAGGACGAGATGGGAGTCAGTTCCGCCGACCTTGCCGGTCAGGCCGACCCCATCCTGGCTGACGTAGAGAAGCTCTCGGCTCGCCTCCTTGAGTTGCAGGGCAAGACGCCTGGGCAGAAGGCGATTATGCAGACCGCCGAACCCTACGTCGCGGAGGGTACGCAGGCAGCCGCAGACATCCAGGCCTTAGAGAAGAAGCTGGAGGACATGGTCGCCAACCCGCCGCCCAAGCCCGAGGCGGAGACTACGGTGTTTCCTAACGGTCGGGACAACGCCACGGCCAAGGAGCAGAAGGCATACGACCGAACGGTCAAGGCGTACCAGAAGCATCAGGACCAGATCAAGAGCATGCGCGGCAAGCTGGCTGCCGCTAAGGCAACGACCAGCGCGGCTGCTGCCAACGTGCAGGAAGTTGCACAGCAGGCTGAAGCTATCGCGCCTGTGCCGTTTGGTGGCCGCAACATCTCGGCTGAGATTGTGCAGGCCAAGCAGCAGCTAGCTCAGATGAAGAAGACTGGGTCGCCCGAGGCCGACATCAAGGCGCAGGCGGATTGGATCAAGCAGGCCGAGCAGTACGAGCGTCAGTCGATTGCGCGGAAGCTACCTGTGTCTGGCGGCGAGATGCTGGATCAAGACGTTGCCCAGATGGACGCCGACTACCTTGCCGCTGTTGAGCGGGGGGACATGGAGACGGCGCAGAGGATGGTTGACGCAGCGGCTAAGGCAGCGGGCCTAGATGTCGTTCGCGTGTATCACGGAACCAAAAAGGAGTTTACAACTTTTAATCCAGCATACAGAGACCCAAGCAAGCTGTCGTATTTTAGTTACGACAAAGAGTTTGCGCGTCGCTATGCCACTGGAAGTGGTGGGCACAGAACTCCAGAGCCAGCAGTCGTAGAGCGCATTAAAAGCGTTAAAGAGTTATCCAAGAAGTTCTTTGACGAACAATACTATTCGCTCTTAGCTCAGTACGGATCGCGGGAAAAAACGCCGGACGATGAAGTGTTTGCGCTTTTAGACAAAGCGCGAGATTATGAAAGGTCGCTGCTTGATGGCATGACTGTTTTTGACGCACAAAGCGAAATGGGCGTTCGCGTCTTAGAGATATATTTAGACACTGGTCGTGTTTTCAACCCACGGCAGCAGTGGAGAGAGTTTCTTCCTGAGGTACTTAAGTATTTAAAGGCATCCTCGTGGGAGTCTTTGCGCCCCGACATGCAGCAGCATGTAATAAACGGCAACTACATGATTTGGGAAGCCCCTAATGTTGTTGATGCTGTGCTTGAAAAGTATGACAGCATTTTGCTGCAAGAATCTACCGTAGAGCAAAAGCTAGATACTATCGCCGTTAGAGATCCGCGCCGCATCAAGTCCGCCGACCCCGTAACCCGCGACGAGCAGGGCAACGTCATCCCGCTATCGCAGCGGTTTGATGTGTCAAAGCCAAGCTTTTTGTATCAGCAAGACCTCGACCCCGAGGACCAACTTGAACGCGACGACCTCCAAAAGCTGGCGCAGATCCTGTACCACGGCACTCCGTGGATCTGGGAGCCGGAGCCTGGGTATCCGTTTGGGCGACCTCGGTTAGACAAGCTGGGCACTGGCGAGGGCGTCGGTGCGTATGGCTGGGGATTTTACACTACTGCCGTCATAAGTGTGGCAGAGCACTACAGGTCGCAAGAATACCGCACCCTTGACCGGCTAAAGTTTGACGGCAAGCCAAGCCGAGAGTTGCTTACTGATGTCACGGTTGACGACATTGCTTTAGCAGCAGATTCAGAAAACGCATATCTATGGTCGCAAAATGGAGCAGATGCTCTGGCTAGTAATCTGAATAGGGCTGACACACTGTGGAAATGGCTGTTTGATGTTGCTCCAAAGATTTTAGATGGAACAGCCAGCGAAGAGCATAAGCGGCTTTTCTATGTAAGACTTCGCATTCGCCCATATCATTATGACCATGCTGGGCTAAGTCGCTATTTGTTTGCCGAGGGATTTGAAAAACTTGGCCCGAGCGAACAAGGCATTTCTGTGGCAAGATTTAATCAAACAGAAAAGGCTTTGGCGCAATGGCTAATTGCGTTGCGAGACACCGCTTCCGCTCAAGGGACTTTAAATAACAGCGGCGAATTTGATTCAGCGATTCACGCTAAGTCGGCTAATAAAGCTTTAGTCAGTCAAGCATCTTTGCATGCGCGGAAGCGGCGCGCTGCGCTTTGGCTTGTTGGTAATCACAGAAGCCTTGGAGTAAAGCTTGGCTATGACTACATGGACAAGCTTGGCGGCGTTCCCGTTGACCAAACTCCTCTTTGGTTAAAAGAGGACTGGAAGCAGTTTGGGAATCAGTTCTACATCAAGCCTGGGTCTTTGTATACATTTGAAGTTCCAGACTTCCCCTTCATTGATAACTTTGTGCCAATCAATGACCAGCCTGTTTTAAAGGCTAAGCTGATTGACGCATTTGGCGAAGAGCTATTTAACTCTATCACTAATAATGGAGCTAATTCATTTGATGACAGCCGCCTTAAGTTTCAATTGTCTTTGAAAGGCAGCAAGCACCAGTTTTTTACTAAAGCGAATGCGCGGCGGATTTTTTCCATGGCCGGAGAACCGTTTACGGTATCCGATAGCCTCGAAGGCTTCTTTTTGGCAGAAGATATGGCGAAAGCTGGCCTTGATTACAGAAGCTACGCCCCAGAAGGCATTGGTGAACATGAACGCGCTAAATTGTTTTTATTAAAGATTGCGTCTAATCTCAGGTTTGACGACGCTGCTATTGAGTTAATGGTTAGGGCGGTTTTTGACAACAAATCCCCTCGGCTAGGCACATATGAACAATATCTGCACAAAGACTTTAAAACTTTTTTGCAAGCAATCCCAGATATTGAACAGTTACTTGTAAAACTTCCACAGAAAACTGTGCGGTCACTACTGTCGTATGTCCATAGTGACCTTAACAACTTCTTTGACGAGGTGCCAGGGCTTTCCTCGTCAGCGTTGTTTAAGACTGGGTCTGCGTCGAAGGTTTTTAGCACTATCAATTTAGCACTAGGCCAGGTCGCGAAGTTTCTTGGGGCAGAGTCAGATGTTGAACCGGGTGTCGGAAAGCTAGGATTTGATCCTGATCCAGAAGGGTTATCAAAGTTTTTGTTGTCGCTTGGTTTTAGCGGCATGCGATATGAAGCTGGCATGCTTAGCGGCCAAGGGCGTGTTGGCAGCGGAGATGCCAACTGGCTGATTTGGGACCAAGAGATTCTCAACAAGATGGCTGTGGTTAGCCGCAACGAAGAGTTGATGGCTGACTTCCGCAAGGTCTATGAGTCCATTCAGAATGGCACTCGTCGCGGCGAGTTTGACCCGGCTACCGGTGTCATCATGCTGCTCAAGGACGCCGACTCCAGCACGCTGACGCACGAGCTTGCGCACTGGATGCTGGAATCCATGGGCAAGATGGCCATGGATCCGAATGCGGACCAGAGCTTGCGCGACGACATGGGCGCGTTGCTGTCTTGGTTCGGCATTAAGGACGGTGCCGATGGCCGCCCTGCTTTGGACATCTGGATCAACAGCCCGCTGTCGGATCGGCGCGAGGGGCATGAGCGGTTCGCCATCAGCTTTGAAGACTGGCTGCTCAAGGGCATTGCCCCGACCAAGGGCATGTCCCGCCTGTTCGACCAGATGCGCTACATGATGATCAAGGCCTACGGGGATGTGTACAACCCGTTAAACGAGGCGTACAAGCGTCGCTTCGGCAAGGACTTGCCTGCCATGACCCCTGAGGTCAAGGAGGTTTACACGCGCCTTATCGACGCAGATCAGCAGATGGACGAGGCTGAGGCTGCCGCCGACATGCTGCCCCGCTTCACCACGAAGGAGCAGTGGATAAAGAACGGTGGCGACGATGCAGGGTGGGCCGAGTACCAGCAGGCTTTAACTGATGCCCGTGCTGATGCCAAGGCGGACATTACGCAGCAAAGCCAGAAGGCTATGGCCTACCTTGTGCGTAGCGAGGCGGCATACCTGCGCGACATCCAGAAGCAGTACGACGCTGAGTACGAGAAGACCAGCGTCGAGGTCGAGAAGGAGCTTCGCGGCAAGACCGAGTACAAGCTGCTCGACTTCCTGGCCAAGGGCGTTGTCATGGACGAGGACGGCAAGCCCATCGAAAGCACGCGCCGAGAGGTGCATCGCTTAGACCGCGACAAGGTCGTGGCGATTATGACGGGCAAGACGGCTACCGAGATCAAGAACTGGATGCAGGAGCTTGTCGCTGCCGGTCTGGACTTGACCAACGTGCAGCGGTTCATCCGCAAGGAAGGCCTCGACCCGACCGAGGTCGCCAACCAGTTTGGGTATCAGAACGCTACCCAGATGCTGAGCATTCTTCGGGACACTAAGCCTTTAGCAGAAGCAGTGGCCAACGAAACGGCTGCTCGCATGCAGAAGAAGGACGGCTTCATCGATGTCAAGAATGCGCCGATGAAGGTGGTTGCCCCGCTGGTGGCCAAGGCCTTGCACAACAAGGCGCGCATGAAGTTTGTGGCCATTGAGATCGGCGCGCTGATCAAGTCGCAGCAGCCGGTTCGGATTCTAAACGCGGCGGCGGCGCAGGGTGCAACCAACAAGCTGCGCGAGATGCGGCTTGGCGAGGTGCTGCCGAACAAGTCGAAGCAGACGGCACGCCGGTTCCGGTCGCTGACCATGATGCATTTGGCCAAGGCCGAGAGCGAGCAGGCGGCTAAGGCGGCTGAGCAGGAGTTGCTCTACACTCATCTGCATGAGCAGCAGCTTGACTTCCAAGACTTCCTGAAGAAGGCGCAGGAGCGCATGAAGTCGTGGTCGCGACCGGACAAGGACATCGTCCGCACCCGCGACATCGACATCGTCAACGCCGGTCGTGCGATCATGGCGCACTTCGGCATGTACTCGGGTGATGCCAGCTTTAGCCCAGACAAGCTGTTGTCGGATTTAGAGAGGCTTCACCCGCATGTGTACCACAACCTGAAGCCGTTGATCGTGAAGGCTGGCCTGTACCGGCAGCGCATGGAGATGGCTAACCGGCCATCGAAGAGCATGCCATACAACCTGCTGACCGTTGACGAGTTCAAGATCGTCATGGCTCAGCTTGATGGTCTGTGGGACACTGCTAAGCAGGTTCGCACGGCGGAGATTGCTGAGCAGAAGATCGCGATTGATCAGCAAGAAGAAGAGTTGGTTAGCCAAGTCCTGGTCAATGGTGTGTCTCCGCCTCCGCCTGGAACCAAGACTTGGTGGGAGCGCACCGTGCAGGCCATGGGCGTAAAGATGGCGGACTTTACGGCTCGCTTGCAGCACTACTTCAAGTTCATGGACAACGGGAATGTCGGTGCTTTTACCAAGCACATCTGGCGTCCGATGAACGAGGCCACGGTTAAGTACCAAGACATGATGCTTGAGTACACTAAGAAGTACGCAGACATCTTGCAGAAGTTTGATCTGCCTAGCGGTCAGATCATCGCCACGGAACTGACGGTGGATGACCCGTCTCGCCCTGGCCAAAAGACTCCTTTTATCTTTGGCCGAGGAAGCAACCAGGGCAAGGCGGAGTTGATCAAGTTCTTGATGAACCTTGGCAACGCCAGCAACCGCAAGTATGCGGTGAACGGATTTAAGTTTGATCCGGCTAATCTTGACCAGTTTATCGAGCGCATGTTCAAGGAAGGCATCCTGAGCGATGCAGACCTAGACCTTGTTCAGCAAGTGTTCGACCTGACCGAGAGCCTGGGCATGCAAGCCAACGATGCATTCCGAAAGATGCATGGCTACAGGGTGGAAATGATTCCTCCCACGGAAATCACTAACCCGGCTACTGGCAAGACGATCAAGGGTGGGTACATCCCGATTGTCAGCGACAAGTGGGTGGCTCCGCGAGTCAATCTACATGGAGACGATTTGGAGATTGACCTTGATGGGTTCTCTACTTCGGTCAGCCAGATGATCCCGTCTGTGCAGTCCAACTTTTTAAAGGAACGCACTGAGCGTCAGTTCCCGCAGCTTGACCTAAACCTGGCAAGCCTTGCTGGGCACATTGAGAACGTTGTCCGCTTTGTCTCTGTTGCTCCGACGCTTCGGCAGGTTAAGCGGCTCATCAGTCGGCCCAACGTTATTGATGCGCTTAACGCGCACGACCCAGATGTCATTAGCAAGTTGATCAAGCCATGGCTTGTTCGCACAGCCAATCAATCTGTTGGTAATCCAGGTGCCGCCCCTTATTGGAACGGAGCTATCTGGCGTAACGCGAGGGCTGGCAGCACGGCTGTAGCCATGGCGACTAACGTGTCCGCCATGATCCAAAACGTATTTGGATTCTTCCCGGCTGCGCGGCAGGTTGGCTATGCCAACATGATGCGTAGTGTTTGGAGCGTCATCACTAATTACGGGCAGATGAGAGATCAGGTGTATAAAAGCTCTGACTTCCTCCGCCAGTCGTCCCGCGACGGATTGTACGAAGTAATGACGTACATCCAGAGCCAAGGCAAGGTTGGTAAGATTGCCAAGATAAACAACAAGGTCAGGGAGTATGTGTTTATTTTGCAGCTAGTGACGCAAGGTCCGCTAGACATTGCGATTTGGAATGCCAAGTATCAGCAAGTGATGGGCAAGTTGTCGCCCACGATGGATTACGAAGCGGCCCACAAGGAGGCTGCCACACAAGCTGATGCGCTGATCACAACAACTCAGAACGCCAATCGTCCAATTGACGTAGCAATGTCTGAGACGGGAAGCGATGCATATCGAGTCCTAACTTCTCTTACTGGTTGGTTTACCAACATGGTAAACCTCAACAGGTTTGAGGCGCAGCGCATCCTTCGCGACGAAGTTGGCTGGTTGAACAAGACCACTCAGCTTTTAGAGTTGTTCGTCACCTCTTCGATTATGCCTGTCGTCCTTGGCCAGCTTGTTTCGGACTGGTGGTACGGCAGAGGCGCATGGGACGACGAGGATGAAGAGAAGGACGCCTTGTCGCTGGCCATGAGATCCGTGTATGGAATGGCCAAGGCTGCCGTTGCTCCCTTGCCTGCGATCAGTCAGTTTGCGCGGGGCATGGAGAACTTGTTTCTTGATGACAACATCATCAACGACAAGCTTCCTATTGCCCCTGGCGTTGACATGGTGTTCAACGCTATCCGCAGGGCGAAGAACTCAGACGAGTTCTTTAGCATGACCAACATCGACACGTTTGCTGATTTGGCCACGATTCTTAGCGGTGGTCGTGTCCCCCTTAACTGGGTTACCGACCCGCTAAAGGCAGTGACGGACGAGGAAAGCAATACTTTCCCCGCCCGCCTAATGCGCTAGCGAACCGGCTCCCACTCGGGAAGGTACGACCCATGCCTCGTTGCGAACGGGGACATGACGATCTTCCCGGTGCGGACGATTCGCTTGTTGCGGGCAAAGGTGTTGAGCACAGCACCCCAGGCATTGGGGTGCGAAGGCTCAGCCAGCTTGCAGTTGACCGCAGCCTGCCGAACATCGGCACAGGTGAACGGCTTGCCACGCTTGATGAACTGCTCGACGATGTAGGCGATATCGCTTCGCCACTTCAAGTTGTTGTCGAGCACCTTCTTCTCGCCCTTCTCACGAAGAGCTAGTCCTTCACGACTCATCGGTCGCCTCCACCTTAGCGGGTTCACTGAGGCTAGCACGCTCGAAAGCTTCGACATCTTCAACTCGGTAACGGACGGAGCACTTATCGTTCGGGCCAAGCTTGACGTACTTGGGGCCAATGCCCTTCCAACGCCACTGGGCCAAGGTCTTACTGGACATCTGCCACCGTTCGGCCAACTGGTTCGGACTTAACAGGCTCACTTGGATTCCTCCTTCTCGTTGTCAGGGATCATGTCTACTGGGATATCCGACTGCTCTGGCATCTCGATCTGCAACGCCGCCTTCAGTCGGTTAAGCGGGGCACCCGGCTCCTGCTTGCTCGGAGCATTCAGGTCGTTGGTCTCGTTGTCGTGCTCGACAACCTGATCGACATCGCTGCTGCTAGGCATGCGCTTCATCAGGCGGCGAAGCACGGTCTTCTTGCACATCTCGTCGTACCACTGGGTCCACGGCCCCGAGTCGCGAGCACGGCTGACGTTGCGAACCTTTTCCAGTTCGTCAATGGTCATTACCTCTCGGTAAATCGCATCGTCTTTCGTCTTGCCGATGGCATACGCGGCGACCACCTTGCCTCGGTTGCCCTGGAGCAACGGCTTGTGCGTGATCTTCTCGTCGTCGCCTAACTGGTATTCGAACGAATCGTTCTCGTACACGCAGTGTGCGCTGACGCTGGCAAGCTCGCCGCTGTTGCGGAGCTTCTTCAATAACCCGCCCACCATGGGCATGTATTGAGCGGCAGGCCCGTTCTTCGTGCGGAAGATAACCAAGGCGGCTTCGCGCCCATCTAAAAGCAACCCGTCTTGGGCTGCCTTCATGCATGAGCCGAGCAGGCTGCGCCGGTCAGCTTGCAGAAGGTCAGGGTTCATCTGCACGGCAGTGAGCGTTGTGCGAATGAACTTTTGAACGGGGATCTGGGGCGGCAACGCCATGCTGAACTCGCTTTCCATCCGAGTTAGCGTGCCGCGAACTGCTTCCATCGGACTGACTTGTGGTACGTCGCTCATGTTACTTCTCCTTCTTCGCGTTAAACCGGAACATCCGGTAACCAGTTCTGCCTCCGATCAGTTGTCCGACCATGTCCTGGGTGATCGGCTTCCCAGGCGTGGCCTTCGTCGCGCCGCAGCTAACGGTGCCCACCTCAGAGATGACCTTGCTAGAGGTGCCAGCTAACGTCAGGAACTCGGCCTTTGCTGCATCGCGCTTTGCTTCGGCTTCGGCAATGGTTGACTGAGCTACTCGATAGTCCTTAAGGAGTTGCTCCATGCGGGAACTGGCAACCATCATCTCGCCAGCGTCAGCTTGGTTGGCAAGCTGCTGAAGAATGAACTCGCTGTCGCGGCTGTAGTCTGCGGATGGAGCCTTGCCCTGCTCCACCCTTGCCCAGAAAACACCCACGGCAGCGATGATCTTTTGACCGATCTGGTCATCACGCTTACGGATGGCAACGTGCAGGCTGTTGCCCCCGACCAGCGCACAGATGGCGGCCCAGTCCATGCCACTAACCAGTAGCTGGTGCTGGACCTGAAGCTCAATGTGTGGCGGAGCCTCAAGCTGACCATCACCGTGATCAACCCAGACTTTGCTGAACTGATCAGCGGAGACGTTCTTGATCTCGCAGATGCCGGGTTCCTGGCCAACGATCTTGAAGTCGAACGAGCTACCGATGCGGAGGTCTGCATCTCGCATGTAGCAACCCATGGGTTCCACCGTCCAGCCAAACTCTTCGGCTGCACCTTTAGCGATAGCTGACTCCAGTCGAGTGCCCCACTTCATGCGCTCGCTCGGAGCGATCTCCGACACGATGCGATCCTTCTTCTTGTGGTACAGTTCGAACTCGGTCAGGTATGGGCTGAGTCCGAAGAGCGCACTGACCTCGGTGCTGGTCACATCGTTGATGCGCTTCTGAAGCCACTCCTGCTTGCTCTGTGCTGTGATGATCTCTTTGTTGCTCATGTGTCTCCTGGTTGGGTCGGTCATGGTAGCACCCGGTCACCCATCTTCAAGGTTCTTGTAAACGATTTAAAGATTCGCCGATATAATCCAACATCTTATGCAAGCTGTTGTCGCTGCACACAAGATGTTGTGGTTCTTAGTTGGTTGCGCCTGCTTATCGGCACAAACCGTTACGCTGCACAACAACAGCCCGCTGCCCTTTCACGGATGGCTTCGGGCTAGGGTGCAGAACGTCCCTGCCTGGGCTGGTTGGGATCCAGCAGGCGGCCAAAGGGTCTATGCGTCTGGCCCACCTGATGACGATGAGTCCATCGTAGACATCTACGCTGTGCTAATGGCTAGCCAAGTCCAGGTCATCGATCTACACCAGATGACACCGTGCATCCGTCCCGTTGTGCAGTTGCCTTTCGATCCGACTGAATCTTGGGGAGGTATGCCGACGGTCAACGGTGTAGCGATGCGGTCGTGGCTTCTGCAACTTCAGGGCGCGCACGCTCAGGTCCGAGCCAGCACGTTCGTGAACGAATGGTCGATCAGCATCGACATCGCTTGGTATCCAGACCAGCCGTGGATGCAACTGATGGCTACGGTTACCCCGCCTCCAGATAGCAGCCTAATCCATACGGTGCCTTCCGACATGCACCTGAGTTGGGGTACAGCTACGGTCCTGCAAGGCTCTAGGATCGCAGCCGCTGGCCTTCAAATCAACGCCAGGGATCGACTGCATGTAGCCAAGACCTTGGTCTGGCCGTCGTGTACGCCGCAGCAGATGACCAGTGCAAACGCCATGGCTACTGGGTATGTGTGGGCGGCACCGTGATCATCAACCTGCCGTGGCCGTCGAGTGAGCTTAGCCCCAACAAGAGGCAGCACTGGGTCGTCAAGTCGAAGGCTGTAGCCCGCTACCGAGAGGTGTGCTGCACGACGACGATGCTGCAATCGGTCAGGCAGCGGATGCCCAAGGGGCCGTGGCAAGTGATCATGCTGTTCTGCCCGCCCGACAACCGCCGCTACGACATGGACAACTTGCTCGGACGCATGAAGTCTGGGCTTGATGGCGTATGCGACGCGCTCAAGGTGAACGATAGAGATTTCAAGAGAGCGATAATCGAGCAGGGCACAGTGCAAAAGCCGGGTTCCGTGAGGATCAAGCTTGAATCCTACGAGCCGATGGATTACCCTCCCATCAGCACACCCGGCTGACGCTGTCGCCTAACTCCCAGCGACTCTCCCCCCAGCAGCGTCAGCCGATCTTCGTTGTCTGTCTCCAAGAGGTTCCCCTGTCGGTTACGGTGCCGCATCTCGCCGTAGCTGACAGGGGTTTTTTTGTTGACCTCGCGTTGCGTTCGCCGTAACGTTACGCTCATGGGTGGATTCGTTAAGCTGGACTCGGGCATCTTGGACTCCTCGTTGTGGAACAACAGGGACGTAAGGGATGTGTTTATCACTGCACTTCTCATGGCATCTCCGATTGAGATCATGGAGGAGCAGGACGCGCTGTGCGTGCGGACCTTGGATCCCCTTGGGTTCACGGTCTCTCCTGGGTGGTACGGCATGGTGCAAGCTGCTGGCGTCGGCATCGCAGCGAGGGCCAATCTCTCCGCAGATGCTGGCTTGTCTGCGCTTGAGAAGCTGAGCCAGCCTGACCTCGACAGCCGTACCCCAGAGCACGATGGACGCCGCATGGTGCGGGTCACAGGCGGCTATTTAGTCCTCAACTTTATGCGCTACAGGGAGCGGGACTACGGCGCGAAGGACCGGATGCGCCGCTACAGGGAGAGACAGCGGTCGTCGAAGGAGACGAAGCCAGAACCTGTTACGCCCTTAACGCGTCACGTTACGCAAGCAGAAGCAGAAGCAGAAGCATATACTACACAGAAGGCGCGGGCTATCGCCCGACCTGAAGGTGTTCCTGAGCAAGCTTGGCAAGACTGGCTGAAGGTGCGGAAGGCGAAGCGTGCTCCGCTGACGGCCACCGCATGGGCTGCCGTCGAGCGTGAGGCAGCAAAAGCCAAGGTCACGGTAGCCTGGGCGGTCGCCGAGATGGTGGCCAGGAACTGGCAGAGCTTCCGCGCAGAGTGGATCGCCTCACCGCCTACAGCACAGCAGCGAGGACGACCCGGTCAGGTAACCAGCACGCAGCACATTCCGAATATGCCTCTCGGTCACATTAGCTGCATCTGTGATGGCTGCGTCGGCTACCGTCAGCGTTCTAAGCCAACGCCTTGAGCAACTTGCGCATCCGCCGCACCGTGGCGACGGACACCTTGCGCTTCTTGGCGAGGCGATCTTCGACCTTGGCCCACGCAGCAGCGATCTTGCGAACGATAGCGGGCACGGTCAGGAGCTTGCGGAGTTGCGTCTTTGAGAGCATAGCTTGTCTTGGATTAACTTGCGGATGTCTGCTCGTTCCCAGCTTGTGCTGGCACGATCCAGTCGTTCGTATAACGCCAAGATCTCCGTCCCGGCAAGAGCATTCCCATCAGGATTTTTGTTCTGCCTTGCGTACAAGTTGCTTTGCTTTTCTTTCTTTGAGCATTCCTTGCTGCAATACTGCCAGTTAGTAGCGAACTTGTAGTCTTTGCCGCAAGACTTGCACTTAGTGAACGTAGTGTTGGCAGGCAGTAGAGGGTTAAGCTTAAGCCGCTTTTCTTTGTCGAGGATGCGGCGGCATTTCCTGCAACGCTTCTTGCCTGTCGGCCCAATCCTTACGTTCTCTGGATCGTTCTGATCGTGACCACGAAAGCAGAAGCCCCTTACTTTAGGGGCAATCTGATGCGTGTTGTGCATGCGATGGCACTCCAAGCATCTCTTGTACCCACGAGTGTCGATCCGGTAGTTGTCTGGGTCATTCATGTCGTGACCACGAAGGCAGAATTGTTTTCGTGCATGGTTCATGGCTTTCTCCCTATGTCGTCGGCCCACATCTGCAACTGACGCAGCACACGGTCGGCTTCGTGCGTCGGCATCGTCAGCATGGTGACGGCAGCAATTCCCTCTGGAGTTGCAGCATCAACATCGATGCGCCCGACTCCGCCAAGTTTGGCGAGGTCGAGCGAGCGCATGACTGCGACGATCAGTGATTTGTCGGAACTGCTCATGGCGTCTCCTTGTGCTTCCGCACCAGCATGAACCTTGCATCGCTGAGTGGCGGCAACTTTTTCAAAGCCTCGGCCATTCGGTCCACCACGCAACTCTCCAGTTGCTTGATGCGGTCGCGGGCGGCGAGGAGTTCGGCGGCGAAGTACCACGCATCGACGTAGTCGCAGACGGCTGGAGCAAGCGACAGCGGCGTGCTAACGATCTCGCGCAGCCGCTCGTCGGTGATGCGGTCAGCCACGGGCCACCTCCCGAAGCACGCGCAGGATGCCGCGTTGCGCATGTCCGTACTCCAGCGCAGTCTCCGGCTGAAACGGCATCCAGCCGTTCCGTCCGCACTCTCGGCAGTGCCGACCGTACTCTCGGAGGGCGCGCAGCACGATGCCGTCCAACCTCTCGGCTGGCGTCTTGCGCTTCCTCGGCTTCTTGCGCGATTTAGCCACGGGCCACCTCCTTCAGCGCAGCCAACTCTGCCCTTAGGGAATCCAACTCAGCCAGGATCTCGGGCAGGAGGTTACGAGCCAATGCGCAAAACTCTGCGCTTCCCTCGCTCCAGAAATCCGCAACGTCGTAGTCCGCTGCGTAGAGTTCAAACTTGACCCCGTGCTTCTTGCATGGGGTCTCAAACGTGCCCCATGGTGCGGGCTGCGCTTTCTTTAGCCAGTATCTCAAGCTTTCGACTGACGTACTCATGTTGTTATCCTTCACGCTTTGCAGCGTGCCAAGTGTCTTCGATCTCCCAATACTTCACGTTGCTGTTCATCGCATAGCAGCTACGGATTAGCGTCCTAAGCTGCTGGTCTTGTTGGTCGGTCTGTGCAAGGTGCCGCAACTGCTCGTACAGGTAGTCCATAGGAGAATCAGGAGGCCCATCATAGCTATTAGGAGCCATGCCACTACCTCATCCGTCGCCTTGCGGCTCATTGCGCCTCCGGTAGTACCCATCCTTGATGATGTAGTACTTGTAGCGAAGGTCGGCCATTGACCAGTCACGCTCTCCCTCGTTTGGTGCGTACAGGTACGCAGCGTTGGTAGCTTTTGCTACAGCTGCCCGATCATCGGTCTTGATGCCATCCCATGTCAGGATCTCAGGACGCATCTCGACAGCGTCTTGCATGCTTACTCGCATAACTTTTCCTCGGTTAGAAATGTGGCTCAGGTGGGAGTCGAACCCACACTTGGCAGATTTTAAGTCTGCTGCCTCTGCCGTTGGGCTACTGAGCCAGACGCCAGGATGCCCTGGCTAAAGAAACCAAATGATATAGCGGCCTTCGCTGTCAACGATCCGCCACGCCTGTGTCTTGGGCACGAACTCGTGCGCCCAATCTTGCGCCTCGATCAAGCCTTCCTTGGTCCTCGGCCACTCAGGTAGGATGTCAGCGTTGCCGCAATGACGGCACTTGTACCCGCCGCTAAGGTGCCATGCGACAAACGTTGGCCTCTCGCAGTTGTAGCACCAGAAGCCAGCCACTCGATCAGGATTGAACTCCCGATATAGTTCGGCCCATTGCATGTCGCACATCTTTCGTCTCGTCCTCATGCTAGCACCGCTGCCAGGATGTTGATCAGAGCAGCGATGGCTAACGCCAAGACCATGGCTGTCATCCATGCCAAGGTATCGCCAACAACGTCGCCCGCGCTGCGACCCTGTCCACCCTTGAATCCCTCGGTCATCGCATCACCTCGTTGTAGACCCGCTTCATGTTTTCGTAGCTGTCCCACATGTCTGCCGTACTCATCTTGGCGTCCTCAAAATTAGCTATGAATTGCTTGACCCCATCGGCAAGCCTGCGGAGCAGCATCTCGTTGAACTCAGCACTCTTCCACGCCATCTCGATCTCGTGAACGTTCATCGGTTACCCTCATCATGTTGGAATGCAGCATGGCTGCGTGATCTATCAAAGGTCTAGCGTGCCGGTGCTTTCCAAACCGTGCGCGCTCGATGCAGTCCAGCATCTCACCCTTGATACGGTGAGCAGCAGCCGTGGCAAAGCTGCTGCGCTTCTTGTCCCAAGTCAGGGTCGCTCGCCACAAGCCCATCAACCCTGCCTGATATAGGTCGTCTTGGTCACAGCCCGCAGCGCGTGCGCGCCACGGGCCTAGCTGTTTGAGCAGGAACCCCACTAAAGGGATGTGCCCATCGAACAGGCGCATCCTAGCTGTGCGCCTGCGTGCCATCAGATCCGGTAGACCTCTCCGCCCAGGTCCATCCAGAGTTCGACGTAGCTGCGACGGCGGATCCAGACGGCATCGACGCCGGTCACCTTGCCCAGCTTCGCCGCCGCGATCGCGTCGTATCCGCCGCGCTTGTCGGCCAAGTCGTAGACCAACTGCACCAACTCGGGGTCCATCTTGTGGATGATGAAGTTGAACACGGTAACGCCATCGGAAGGGGCGTTCGCCCGACGCGCCCGCAGGGTTCGGAACATCGTTTGCATCAGTCGGTCTCCTTAACGGTTTCGAGGAAGT